CGGATGGAAGTACCGACCCCCCAGTAGAATTCACTGGATATCGTATCAACTCTCTCGCGAATCGGCTTAAGGACCTCTATGAGGGCCTGACACCAACCAGCGATAAAGAGTTGCTCCGATGCAGAGAAAGCTACCTTTAGTGAAGGACCAGTCGAGGCCAACCAGTCAATCCAGTTAGGGCGGCTAATGGCAGTCCGGGCGTCGGGGTGCTGTAGAATGACTAACAGAGCCCGTAAGCGAGCAGGGATTGACTCCCAGCGCGCTCCGGTTTTCTGAGAGGCCTTCCACCGCGCACCGAATGCCAAAGCTATATTCGCAATGCTTGTTGTGACACCGGAAAAAGAGACCCGTTGAACCGCCGCGATACATGCCGAGAGCGAACTCTGCGACACGGACCACAGCGTCCAAGGGAACGCCAAGACCGGCTCACCGGCGAAGTAAACGACTTTTGCAAATTCTAGACTTCGATTTCTCGAAATCATCGACTTTGCTAGGCCGATTTCAACACCAAACGTTGCGCATAGCTTCTGATACTGCTCGGCAACCGCCTTGTCAGCAATGACAAGGTCATCACCGAGCAGGGCATAAAGCTCGAAGAATCCAGTGCGTCCTGCACGATAAGCAGCCAACTGTACGAGGCAGTGGTGTGAAAGGGAGAACATCGCCCAAGATGACAGGGCCCCCATGGGTTGACCAACCGCGTACTTCATCAAGGGTTTCCCCTTGAGTGGAGCCGTGTACGGTCTCGCCACGAGGAGTTCCTGCCACCAATAGGCAAATGTGTACCCAAACACCACTTCCAATAGTCCACGCTGGAGCTCAACGGGAAACCGATCCGTCGCAGCGGACAGATCAAAGGAGTAGAAAATTGTATCCTTCATGGTGGCGGTCTTCTTAAGAAGCCGAACAATCGGTCGATGTTGATCGAACGCGCCATCTGTCGGTATACCCTTTAATACATCCATTAACCAGTCATGCAACGGTTTCAGTGCACATTGAGACCAGTAGTCAACTATTGCGAAAACCCGAACCTTCCCTGCCGGTTCCAATTTGATACTCAAACGGCCAGGAGCGACAGACAGAGGTCGAGCGGAGCTCGGCGTGTGTGCCGCTTCCTTCTCCATGAGAGTCCAAAAGGATTGGGTAGTATTAACTTGGCCCATGGCGGAGAGGAAATCCCATAAGAGATCTCCCCATTTGCCAGAAAGCCAAGCGTGCGCTGATCGACCGCGAGATTCAAAGCTTGAAGTTACATAAGACTTCTTGCCCGGAATTCGTGGGTCTTCGCCCGCCTCGGTTTCGTTTACACG